AGAACTGTTTTATCGTATAGGTTACAATGCAACAACAATAAACACTCAACCTTCATATAAAATTGGTATTGAATTTGAAGAAAATATTATAGATGAGGTTGATGATACTTCACTATTAGATCCTGCTCAAGGTGCCTTTAATTATCAAGCTCCTGGTGCTGCTCGATTTGAAATTGCAACTAGACTGTCAAAAAGAACATTAGATTCCACCGATGAATCTTCTTTCTTTGAAGTTATTAGAATTGTCAATGGTGTTAAAACAAAAGAAATTAATTATCCGGTTTATAGTGAAATTGAAAAAACACTTGCACGTAGAACATTTGAAGAATCAGGTAATTATACTGTTGATCCTTTTGTGTTATCGCTTGAAGAAGAAGCTTACGATGCAAACAATAATTTAATTGCAGATTCATTTACAGCTGTGTTAGATCCAGGTAAAGCCTATGTTGGCGGTTACGAAGTTCAAACGATTGCACCTACTCGTATAACTATACCTAGAGCAAGAACTACAGCCAATGTATCTGATTATGATCTACCAACAAATTATTCTAGTTACATTGTTGTAGCTAATACTTATGGCACATTAGATATATCCAGCTTTCCAAAACTTGATATACATTGTACAAGTTTTAATACAATTAATCCAGCTTCATCTAACGAATATAATTCGACAAAAATTGGTACACTCCGTGCCGATATGATGAAATATAATACATCTTTTGCCTCTGATGTAGGCACTTCACATTCTTTTTATGTAAATGTTTTTGATGTAACCTCAACACCAATTATTGGTACTATACCAAGTTCTGGATCCACAAATACTGTTATTGAATTGGAATCTTCTTTCTCAACGACAGCACAAGCAAATTGTTATGCTAATATGTACTTTAGAATTACTGATGGTGCAGGACTATTTTTGGCACCAATTTTAATCAGAGAATCTAATAGTGTAGCTCAAACAATTACACTTTCTCAAGCGTTACCATTTATACCTGCTTCAAATACTTATTCTATCGAATCAGACTTCAAAGTGGCAGAATCAATTTCAGTAAAATCTGGATCATCTTTATCTTTTGCAGCCAATGTTCATAGTAGTTCTAAAGATGTTGCAACTGGTGATGCCTACATTACTGAACCATCAAAAACAAGTTTAATATTTGATACTCCTTTTGAATCTATTAAAGCTGGTTCAATTAATAATTTGGATTTTTATGCTAGAAAAGTTTACTCTGATAAACTTGCTGACGGTGGGGGTTCATTAACAATTTCAACAACTGGTACAGATACTTTTGCATTTGCAGGTTCGCCAGGTGTTCTTAACGATTCACAAATTTTAAATAATATTATTTGCTTTATTCGTTACAATTCAACATCAAATTCAGCTTCTGGTATTGCACCAAATACTGTTGTAAGTTTAGCTAATAATTTGTTTACTGTTACTGCTGTAAGTAATAACTCCATTACTGTCGATTTTGATACTGCTGGTGTTCGTGCAGACTTCATTATTACAACAAAAGTAAACAATGCAGAAAATGGAACATCTGGTGCAATTCGTGGTAAACAAATGATACCACTTACCACAGGTGCAGATTTACATGCAAAAGTTCCTTATAATTTAGACACTGCTGGTAATTCATTATCTTCAGGTAATACTGGTACTGTAACGACTATTACAGGTGGTTACGTTTTTCAAGATGTTGGTGCAACATTCTTTAATAATGCAGCACTAATGCAACAATTAAAAACTCCTGGTACTGTTGTTAGTTTACAGGTACCAGATGTTTATGAGATTGTTCGAATTACAGATTCTCGTGGCACAGGCAATGTAACAACTGCGATGTTAACAGATGCAACTTATGATGTAACTAATAATTATGAGTTTGATAATGGTCAACGTAAAACACATTACGACCATGCAACAATTAAATTAAAGCGTGGTTATAGTTCACCAACAGGTTCTTCGTTGTTGGTACAATACAAATATTTAAAACATCAAGCTGCTCCATCACCACAAAATATTGGTTTGTTTACTGTTGATTCTTATTTAAAAACTGGATCAAATTTCACCTATGATGAAATGTCCAAATTTTTAAGTAATGAAGATGGTAAATTAATTTCTCTGCGTTCTTGTTTAGACTTTAGACCAACACGACAAATTGCTTCAGAAACAATATCTGGTGCTGTCAATGCCGATCCTGATTATACGGCAGAACTTGGTTTTGAATATTATTTAAGTCGCATTGATAAATTGGTAGTTAAACCATCTAAAGAATTTTCGGTTGTTTCAGGTAAATCTTCTGTTACACCAATTCCACCTCCTATCGATCCAAACGATATGATGATTTATACTTTGACTATTCCTCCTTATACAGAAAGTGTCAAAGAAATTAATGCAGAGTTTAAAAACAATCGCCGTTTTACAATGAATGACATTGGTGCGTTTGAAAAACGAATTAAAGGTTTAGAGTATTATGTTGCTCTTACAAATTTGGAAAAGAACGCAGCCGATTCTAAAATTTTAGATGCTGATGGTCTCGAAAGATCCAAATATGGTATTCTTGTAGACAATTTTACTACAAGAGATGTACAAGCAACCTATAGTGATGTTGGCTTTGATAACCGCAACCTTATTGAAGAAGCTCAATTAAAACCAGCTTCATTAATGAGAACATTTAAATTAAAATGGTCTCAAGCAAATTCCTCAGGTTCTTATGCTGCTGTAGGTGTTAATGATCAAAAATCATTAATGTTAAGTTATGCAAATACTGCTTTTGCATCACAGCCTTATGCAACAAAATCTATACCAGTTGCAAGTGCTTTATTTGCTAACTTTAAAGGTAACATCAAATTGTTGCCTGAGTATACCGGTGATGTTGATACCAATCATACTGCAAAAGTTACAATCAATTCTGCACAAGGTTTAGAAAATGCATTTAATTTTGTAAACGATGCTTTCAAATATATCTCTGATCAAAATCCAACATGGGTAAATGATAAAGATAATCCTTTTGCTAAAGTTGTTGATAGTAAATGGTTTGAAACTGTAACTACAGTAGACAACCGAACAATTGGCCTTGGTGGCAATTCGTTTGGTAATTTACAAACAACAACAGACCGAGTTTATGTACAAAAAGGTGCAGAACTCAACATGAAACAAATTAGTAGTTCGACAACTGAAGTCGATCTTGGAACATATGTAACTGATCTTGCAATTCAACCATACATCAAACCAAGAGATATTACTTTTGTTGGCACATCATTAAAACCAAATGCGAGATTCTATGCATTTTTTGATGATGTTTCGGTTGACGAATATATTGTAATACCAAATAAATTACAAGTAACTTCAGGTGTACATTCGAATACTATTTTTGTATCTGGCGAAATTGCTCTGATTGCAAATAATGGTTCTGACTTAGCATTCAATATTGCTAGTTACCTTGCTGGTGGAACAAATTACGATATGGTAATTGTTTCAAATAGCGAAAGAGGATCTTCAAATGTAAGCGTTATTAATGAAACTGGTAAACCACTTTCAAGTAAAGTAATTTATGGATTAGAATCTAAGAGCACATATGCAATTGCATCCGTATTAGATCATCGTTCAGGTTTAACAAGAGGTGTTGGTCCAAATACGATTACATTAGCTTCTGATGCTCCTTCCGTAAACATTGCAGGTAACACATTGACTCTAGTTCATGAAACTGGTAGTTATGAAGGTCATGGCAGAGAGTTTACTGTTGTGGCTTACAATACTTCTACAAAAGTTGCAACCGTAACCGAAACAACAACCACCGCTGAACAAGCTGCAACAAGTTGGACATATAGTATTGGTTATAATTCCGCAAATAAATTAGGTGATATTTCTGGTGTATTTTATCCTCCAGTTGCAACATTTAGAAACGGTGAAAGAAATTTCCGTTTAACTGAATCATTTAGTAATACTTACGATGCAGATGCAATTTCTTTTGCTGAGAAAACTTTTGTGTCATCGGGTATTAAAGTAAACAAAACAAATCTATTAAATACTGTTTACAATGTGGATGTTGGAGTTAAATTTGTTGGTAATGCTACTTCACCATTGTTACAGTCTACAACTTCTAGAGAGGTTGTTACAAGTACTTGGCGTGTTGACCCATTGGCACAAACCTTCTTTGTAGATCCAGAGGTTTATCCAAATGGCCTTTTTGTTGAGAATGTTAAATTATTCTTCTCCGCAAAAGACGACAGTAATATTCCTGTTAATATACAAATTAGACCTACAGTCAATGCACTACCATCTTCAGATTTTTCATATCCAGAATCAGTAGTAACAAAGTATCCATTTGAAATTAATACAACTGCAACACCAGATTTTGCTTCTGATACAAGTTATACCAAGTTTACTTTTGGTTCACCAGTATTCTTAAAACCTGGTTTATATGCTTTAGTGGTACTCACAGATAGTCCACAATACTCATTATGGGTTGCTGAAAAAGGTGGTACAACAGTAAACAATCAATATGTTTCTGTAAACCCTTATGTTGGCACTCTGTATAAATCTCAAAATGCAATGGAATATGTTCCATATTTAAATGAAGATTTAATGTTTTCATTAGATCGTTGTTTATTTACCAGTTCTCCAGCAACATTTGTTTTAGAAAATGAAAAACAATCTAGTAAATATTACATTGATAAATTCAGATTGATTCAAAAACATTTAGAAACCGAATCTGACAATCCATTTACGATGGATTACAAATTTATTTCTAAAGTGGTTGATGGTGCAAAAGAAACCAATTACCGTGATTTATTGCCTTTTGTAACTTATTCAATGGGTGATGATGACCTATACATTGCTGGAAGCCGTAGAAAAGAATTGCAAAATCAAGGCGACTTTAAAATTGCTTTGACTATCGCTTCAACTGATGATGCTGTGTCACCATTAATTTCGTTAGAAAGTGTTTACTTAAATGCATGGGAAAATTTCTTAGACAATTCAGAAATCAATTCTGATGATTTTAATATTATTGCACCAGGCGGTGGTTACTCAAATAGTAATACTGTAACAATAACATCCAATACAGGTACAGGAGCTCTTGTTTATCTTGTGACTAATGGTGCTGCTGGTAATGTTGTTGGAGTAAATGTGGCTGCAACAGGTTCTGGTTACTATGACGATTTCACAATCTCAATACCTGGAATAGGTTCTGGTGCAATCACATCCAATGCTTCTATTGTACTCAATTCAGAGTTTGATAGTGCTGGCGGTCCCTCATTAGCAAGATATATTACTAAGCCAATTACACTTGCTGACGGATTTGATGCTGGTGATTTGCGAGTATTCTTATCCGCAAATAAACCTGGAACAACAGAAGTGCATGTATATTATAAAGTACTTTCTGGTTCAGATGCAACGCCATTTAAAGATCGTCCATATTTAAAAATGGAATGTTACAATCCAACAACAGCGGCTTCTTTGACAACAGAAGATTTTAGGGAATATGAATATCGTCCATCTTTAACAAGTGATGTTATAACATACTCTACCGACACTGGTGTAACTTATGATTCGTTTAAGACTTTTGCAATTAAGATCGTAATGACTTCTACCGATCCGTCTATTGTACCAAAAGTAAAAGACCTTCGTGTGATTGCTTTACCAAGTGCATAATATGAAATTGCCGGTTAGAGGAACTAATTTTGTAAAAGACACCAAAACTGGGGCTTTACTTACTGTAAACCCCAGCGTTTTGGCTGAAAATGAAGCCAGAAAAAGATTAAAAGCAAAATTAAACTCTAAAGATAATGAAATAAATAAACTAAAAGAACAAGTAGATTTACTTGGCCAAGATATTGGTGATATAAAAAATATGTTAAAACAATTAATTAAGAGAGATTAAAGTTCTAAAATGCCTATTCCTATTATAACGAGAACAAATACGATTGATGAATGGCGAATTCAAACCAATTTATCGGCTATTGATTTAAACAATTTATCATCTAACAATTTTACCAAGTCAAACGGAACTTTAACTCTTTCTGGTAATAGTTCATTATTGCTTACTGGTCCTGGTACAGTATTGCAAACTTCTAATAATGCTCTTATTGGTAACGACCTTTCAGTTGCAAATAACCTTACAGTCGGTACCGTAGGTTCAAATGTAGGTAATGTTTCGATTGGTAACACATTGACTGTTTCTGGTCGTGGTACAGGTCTAAGTGTTTCAAATAGTGCAATTATCAATAAAGATTTAAATATTGTAGGAAATGTTTTTGTAAATTATGCAACAGTTAATACCAATGCAACAATTAGTAATAACGTATCCGTTGCTGGTGCTGTAGATTTAAGTGGTTCAGGAAAAGTTTTATCGGCTAACAATGGTACAGTATATGTAAAAGATGCATATCTAGCAAACGCATTTTTAACAAAAGCCAATGTAACAACAATTTATGCTTTAGAAGCCTTTATTGATAATTTATCGGATATTGGTTCTATTGGTGTAAATATTTTAAGAGCCACAACTGGTAATGTATTTTATCTATCATCAAATACCTTGTATGCAAATACTGGTACAATAAAAGATTTTGTTGCTAATAATTCTGCAAATCTTGTAAATCTTATTTCCAATGTATCTACAATCAATACTGCAACCATTGGTAACCTTACTGCAACTAATGGTACAATTATTAGTGGTAATGTTGTAACCTTAACTTCTAATGTTGCAACACTAAACACCTCAACATTAATTAACAGTACTTTAACCAATACTGCAATTGCTAATGCTGTTATAGCAACAGCTACAATAACAACAGGTAATATAACCACAAGTAGAATTACTAATGGTACAATTATTACTGGTAATGTTGTAACCTTGACTTCAAATTCCGCAACATTAAATAATTCCACATTACTTTCTACCAATATTGTATCCGCATTAATTGCTACTGCGAATGTAACTAGTAATTTGAATCTTCAAAATGCTACACTCAAAGTTAATACGGGTACAAGTCAAGATGCTATTATTGTTGAAAGTGGTATCACAACTTTGCAAGCCGTAGTAATTGAAGGCAACTTAACAGTTTCCGGATCATTTACACAAACAGGCAATTTAAACTTTGAGGTTGATCGATTTGTTTTAAATGCAAATACGGGTACAAATAAAGACGGATTAATTGTTAATGATCGAGTAACGGGCAATGATGCCATCATTAAATGGAATGAAACCAATGATCGTTGGGAAATTTCAACAGGAAACACTTGGACGACCACTTATAAGATTTTAGATGGTGCAGACATATACACAGGAATTGATTCAACCAGTGACACTTTGGTTGCATCCGCAAGTGCTGTTAAGTTTGCATACGAAGCTGGAGGTGTGATTGCTGGTGGATATGCAAATGCCGCTTATCGGCATGCTAACTCGGCATTTGTAAGTCAAAATACAACAGGCATTTATGCTAATTCGGCATACAATCATGCCAACGGTGCTTTTATTACCGCAAACACTCCAAGTCATGTTGCCAATTCTGGATCATCATATGCTAACGGAGCTTTTGCAAGAGCCAATACTGCAAACAATTTAGCACAACTTGCTTATGATGCTGCCAACACCGCATTTGTCGCTGGTGGCCAAATTGCTGGTGCTTATGCTAATGCGGCTTTCGTTACCGCTAATGCTGCGTTTGCTGGTACTACTGGTACTCATGCTAACGCAGCTTACTCAACTGCAAACACCGCACTTGTTGATGCTGCTTTGGCAGATCAAAAAGCTGTAACTGCAAATACTAACGCAACCTCTGCTTCAACATACGCTAACGGAGCTTTTGCAAGAGCCAATACTGCCAACACAAATGCTATTAGTGCTGGTGTATATGCTAATGCAGCCTTTGGTGCAGCTAATTCAAAATTAAGTACTTCAGGTGGTACAATTTCTGGTGATTTAACAATTACTGGAACATTAAATGCTGCTGGCGCAAGTATCTACGCAAACGATTTAAAAGTTGCAGATTCTATTATCACATTAAATGCTGA